CCCCCGCGTAGACACGCAGGGGGTAAGATCCTATCCTAATGAAACCAAGGCCCCCATGTGGGAGTCGAACCCACACCCCGGACAAATAGCGTCCGTCCCTACCTCCCGGTCATTGCCGGAACTGCCGATGGGCAATTAGATGAATGGGGGAACCAATCAAAACCAACCATCAATGAATTTTCGCACGGCCGGGAAAAAATCGTCAACAAGAGGCTGCAGGTATTTTTTCATAAGTTACTTTTTAGGGTAGAAAATCTCGCGGTGGTCTTTGTGGTTGCAGTCGTAGCCCAAGGGGAAGACGCCGTCTTTGTGGAACAGCACCATGTCGATTTTGCAGACCTCCACTTTGACCATCCACACGAACCCGCGGGCGGCCTCGCGTAGTGCATCAAAGATACCCGGCTTCTCGGCTGCTTGGGTTCCTGCGCTGAGCAAAACTGCGCAGATGATTGCGATAAATTTCCGTTTCATTTAAGGTAAGTTTTACGAAAGTGATTCAAAGTATAATCCTGTTTTTTCTGCACACACTCATATATGTATTCCTCGATGCCGCCCCGCGCAAAGACCCAATACACAATCGCCGGTTTGATGCGGTCTTTAACCTGTATCCTGGCCCTTGCCTGCCAGTAGCTGACCGCTGAAAAGTCGATATTAAACATCACTAGGCAATCTGCAGACGATAGGTTAAGACCTTCGCGGCCGGACTGCACCTGCGAAATAAAGACCTTTTCCGGACCCGTCGCGTTGAACTCACCACTGTCATAAACGATGCGCCCGGCAAAATAGTATTCAAGTACTGCTTTTTCTGCCGTGAACTTGTAAAAGATAGCAATTTTCTGCCCATCAAACTGATCTCGGATGAACTTAGCCTTGGTGTGGTCGAAGGACACCTGCACTAATTTGGGGTCAACAGGTTCGTCGACTATCACGGTGCCGCTGCACATTTGATGTAGTTTGTTCAGCAGCTTCACTTCCGTATCTGCCAGGATCGTGCCGTGACTCGTCACCAACACCCGGTCGCGCTTCAATCTCTTAATGCTCTCGTATGTCTTTGTTTCCATCGGAACGGTCAACACTTGTTCCTCGATAGGAACGTAAAAGCCGGCCTCTTCTTGCGTGAAAGTTAGGAAAAATGGTTCAATATCCTTGCGGATTGCATCTTCGTCGGCGTCGGTGTAGTCGTTGATTTCGCGGTTGTAAATGTGCCGTTTGCGGAGCGTAACGTAATGCTTAGCCCATGCGTAAAATGTCGCGTATGATACCCACGGTGATGCTTCGGTCACATTGAGTTGATGGTACATTTGGCTGTACGACTCAGGAGTGGGTGTGCCGGATAGGAAGATGACCTTGGCGCCGGACTTCCGAACGATGCGCTTGACGAGTCTATGTCGCTCAGATGGTTCAGGGAACGCGCCAATGCCGTGCGCTTCGTCGCAGATGACGATGTCAATGCGGTCGATGTCGATGTCCGATACCTTGTGCAGCGATTCGTAATTGACTAACTGGAACTCGTATTCAGGATGCAGGGCCTCATAGTCCTGTTCGATCGACGGCATGGCCTTCAGCCTTGTCACGAACAGCACCATGCGCGGTTGCAGCTTGTCACAGACGGCAAGGGCCGTCAGCGTCTTGCCAGTGCGGACCTGCATGGCAAGGTATAGGATGCCGCAATCCCGGAGTATTGCAGCACCCTTGTCGGCGATGGCCTTTTGGTACGGCCGCAGACTAACCTTTGCCATGAATGCCTTTTGATATGTTAACGGCCTCTAGCCAAACTTTGAACGAACTTTCAGTCGCGTCATCGAGATACATGGCATACAGATCGTCGAAATGCGCCCTTATGTCCGTCCATTCGTCATAGGTCTTGAACATCTCGACAGGAAGTTCGGCGCAGAACTCAAGGAATGAAAGCACCTTTCGGATACCCTGCGTTTCATAGCTGTCCTTTTCTTTTGAGAACCACATGATGCCGCGCAGCATCCCCATCGCACTGCCGCAGACGATTGCATGCCTGCTGCCTGCGTTATACATAAATTCCCGGTGTTCCTGCGTTGCCTTGAACAACTTGTTCTCGGCGTCGTGTATACGCGCGTAAAGGTCGGCGGTGAGGTTAGTCTCCATTGTTGTCGTGTTGTTGGTTTTTGATTTCCAGCCATTCGTAAAAGCTCCATTCGTTGTCTTCCTCTAACCACTGGTCATGGAATACCTGGAACTGCTCTAAGTATTTCTGCGCGTCAAGTCTGCACGGGTTGGTGGGCAGCAGAACACCGGGGATGGTTCTCATAAAGTCTTGGAAATGCTCGATACACGAAGATATGATGACCTTTTGCGCGTACTTCTCAGGGTTGGTGTTCACGTACTCCCGGTGCAGCTTTTGCAGGGCCATCACCACGATTTCATTCCTGACCGCCCGCATCTGCGCTGCCTTCAGCGCTTGCTTCAATTGTCCGATTTCAAACTCCGACATGACTAGAATTTTTGGTGTGTGAGTTTATACGTGGCCTGTTTGGGCCGTGCGGAGCCATTCTGCGCCCTCCAAAGCTGAAGGGTATAGTTGAACAGGTTAAGGTCATCGACGGTCTCTGTGACGTCCTTACGCAGCAGCTGCCACCCTTCACCTTGTATGTCTCCTGCCTTTCCGTTCGTGCGAGTCTTCGCGTTGAGCCACAGGATAGCGACCTGGTCCACGTATATGCCAGCCTCTTCCAACAGCCTACGATACGCGGCAAGCTGCAGCCAATAAACGGGGTAAATAGTGTTGGACGTCTTGATGTCGACAAGCATAGTCACATTACCGATGGTCATGACCCGATCGACCGTACCCGCCCACCCCAATTCAGGGTTCACGAAGTTCTGTTCGGACATCATAATCTTGGGCGTGAACCGCGTGCAAAACTCGACGTAGCGTTCAAACATCGCCCATTCGCCCACCTTGTAGCCCAGATGCCCCTCCTCGGTCAGCAGCGAAACTTCGACGCCGGCGTCATACGCTTCCGTCATGGCGTGGACAGTACTGCCCCTGCGTCCGGCTTCGTCACGGATGGCGTCGGCATCTTGCCCGACAGATTTGAGCCACATATAATAACTGGCATCCTTCGGGTAGGCTTCCAAGATGGTGGTGACAGACGGGACGAATTGCCCGTCCTCGGTCCAGTAGTACCGACCATCAAGGAAGGTCAGCTGCCGGGTGTTGGTGTTGATGATGAAATTGGACATGGTGTTGGTTTTGGTGTAGTGAAGGTAAAAGATGGGGCCACCACCTATTGGCAATGGCCCCTATTTTTCAAAAGGGTACACTTTCTTCATCGTCTGCAGCCTCGGCACCAAAGGCGGGCGCAACAGGTTCAGCCGCTTTCAGCAACTTGGGAATGATGTTCTCCTTCAGATAGCTTTCGAGGTACTCCATCATATCAGAATCATCCCACTGCTCTTTGCCTTTGATCTTGACCTTCCGGAGCTGCGGGAGGTCACGCGGCGTCTCCTTGGTCCAGTACCACCGGATGGCCTGATCGCCTTGGACCATGACAATGCTGCTCCGTTTTTTGTCTCCGTCGAGCTGCTGGCGGGGGATGAATTTAATGGGCCGGGTCAGGTCGGCATTGGGAATAGCCTTCAGGAAAGAAGATGCATTGCCGCCGCTGTATTGGAACTGCAGGATGTACTTGTTCGGGCCGTCCGCGATCTGCAGCATCCAAAATTTGCCGAATTCGTTTTCGCGGGTGTCGATGCCGGTCAAATGACCTTGCACGTAATCGTAGGTTTCTTCGTGGACGACTTTCCCGGTCTTGGTGATGCGCTCCTTTGATGTGGCGGTAGGCTCCTTGAACCGGCGCACGACTTTACCGTATGCGACCGCGAGGTAGATGGCTGTGGTGTTGTGTCCTAACATGGTATTTGATTTGATTTGGTGACTAGTTTGTAGAGAAATTATGAACGCTGAAATGGGTGTTGTTATTGTTCTCGGCCCAATAGCGAAGGGTGCGGATGCGGCAGGCCAGGTCCATATCGTCCACGATGTTGTGCCACCTTTCGACGAACGCATCAAGGACGCGCTCGGCATCTGCAGGCGTGCAGGCTTTGATGGTGGCTTTGGTCTCGGCGAAGTCATCTTCGTACTCGGCGTACAGCTCCTGCTGAACGAGACAGGTCTTTGACTTCACAATCTGAATGACGATGAACGCTGCGATGGCTGCAAGGATGATAATAGCTTCCATGACTATTCGTTTGTTACGAGGTGGGCCGTCCGCTCCAAGAGGTCGGCGTATTTCTTTTCGGCCTCGACGTAATACGCGCTGATGGCGTCGAAGACCCGTCGGCTGCACTTGCCCTGCCTAAACGCGATGTAGATGAGGTTAGGCGTCGCGCCGATGCTTGCGGCGATGACCTTGGCGTCTCCGGGTCTCTTGATACGCTTCCACCGGTCGAGAATGGTCTGTTCGATGTGCATGGTATAATGGTTAATTGGTTACGACGTTTGCGAGCCAGTCGATAAAGGATTCAAGGATAGCGACAAAGTATATGAATCCTACGATGCCTGCGATGATGACTGCATCGCGCTTGGTGAAGGTTTGGGGGCGGGTATCCTTCATGGCTTGACGAATTTGGCAGATACGAAACGGGTGTCGCTCCAACGGCATTCACGGCGGCCAACTTTGATGGCCTCGCGCAGATTGGCCGCCGTCACGTAGTAGGTCTCCGAATTGTCGCGGTAGATGTTCTCAGGCTTGCGCACTGCATTGATAAGGTAGGTCTTGAGGTTGTTGTAGACTTTCATGGCGTTGTGTTTTGTTGTGTGATTGATAAGTCAAAAGTAAAGCATCCAACAATAGCATCCAAATAAATCACCAACTTTCTCGGATATTTTTTCTTATCGTTCATAACTTGTTGAAAAACAAAGGGCAGGGGTAAATACCCCCGCCCGCTCACACTACACCAACAAACCTATGATGAGACTAACGCGATATCTTGAATGCGCCGTAGACTAGAATGGCCGATGCCAGGAGGATGGCTGCGATCATCCACCCCCTTTTACTGCGATGCTGACCGGCTAAGGCCCCCTTCGTCATGTCTAATTCGGTCTGCAGCCCGGCACTGAATGACCGGTCCACTATCTTTTGCACGATAGTGTCCGTGATATAGGCCGTGCGCAGGATCTCCTTCCAGTTAATCGTGGTGACATAAATGGTATCCTTCACCCGTACCGTGTCAACGTAGATGTTTTCGTTGACGAGTGTGTCGGTATGGTAAAGGGTATCCCCGCGGACATAAAAGGTATCGGCCGGCTGCGGGTTGTCGCGGAGATAGTCGCGAATGGCTGCATCCAACTGCTGTTTTTTTTTCATGGCACGCTTGACCGGGTCGCACCCGGACAGGCCGAACAACAGGAGCAATGCAATAATGACCCGCGTCATGCTTCCGGCTTCAGGGGTTGACCTGCGCTGTTCGTGAACAGGTTCTTGGTCAGGTAGCCAAGTAAGGCGGAGCCGGCCACCTTTGCAATGGTCCACCACTCAGCTACGGTCGGCAGTGCGCCGGCTTCGAGGATGGTCCCAAGGCTTGCGAGAACAGATGCGAAGACGGCGACAAGGGCGCCCTTCCAAAAGTCGTTCAGATTGAGTTTGCCGAAGTTGCTCATATGTTTTGATTTTTATTGGCGGTCCTGTTTGTCTCTTAGTTCCAATTTCACGTCCTGTATGGCATCAATGATGCGGTCAAGTTTGACGTTCATCGCCTTGTCGGTCTGCTCGAGGCTATGTACCCGCACGTCCAGTTCCTTCAACTTCAGTTCCATGCGGATATAAATACCAATCAATACACCGATTGTACCTACAGCCCACATGATCACTTCGATGTTCATTTATCCTATCTTTTGAACAGTTACAATTAGCGAAGGAATGGCAGGCCGTGTCGGGCTGCTCTGTGCGGCGGTGTAGTCAAGTCTTACGGAGGTATCAGCAGATGACCAACAAAGTTCAAAGTAATCGCCGGCGACAGCATTCACAAAGAAATTCCACGCGGCCACAGTACCGTGATTGTTGCCATCAAGCTGCAGTTCCGTGTTTGTGTTCGCCACATTGCTGCCGTTTTTGCACAGCCAAATGTCAATCTTTGACGTGCCGCCGGAGGTCTTGAACACCTGCGCCGAAAATTGCAGATTGTAAATACCGGTATTGGCAATGGTGATGCGGCTGTTGCTGACGATTGACACGCCATTGGCCAGGTCCGTCGTGTTCAGCGTCATCTTGTTCACTGACGTGGCCCCGGCGTTCGTCTGGTCCGTCGTGTCGTAGAACGACCCGTAATACATCGGATTTCCGACCATTACGTGGGTGGTCGACGGGGTCGATGTGACGTTTACCTGGCTCATAAAGTGATGTCTTCGATTAGTACGAACGGGCCGCGAAGGTATGTCTGCACTGTGCCATCAGCAAAGGCCGCCTGCAAATCGTAGTAATACCGACCGCCTTGGTCGATGTTCATGATGCGGCTGATTGTGATGACGTTGTTGCCGGCTCCGCCCACGGTGATGCCATCGCCTTCGGTCAGTGTCATCTTCACATCCCCATCGGGCCGAGTGCGTATTTGCATCTTGACGTCCGCGGTGGCCAGGGATATTGCTACGTTCGACCCGTCCGTCACCGTGATGGTGTTTTGAAACGAGTCGTTCCGGTAGGCTGTAAGGGCGAGGATGCCGGGTTCGTTCATGCTGCTAAGTTACGTCACTGCTTGCTAGTCGTACCGGACGTCGCGGCGGCTTGGGCTGCTGCACGCTGCGCGGCCTGCTGCTGACGGCGTTGCAGGTTCAGTTGCTGCAGCACCCAGTTCGTGCCGCGATCTGCGTGGTTGTTCAGCGTAGAGTACCGCTGATAATCGGCCCCGCGCATCTCAAGGTTCCCGGAGGCAAGCTGCTTGCCCGTGCTATCCTTGATGACGTAGTAGAACCGGGCGAAGGTGGCAAGGTCATCCTGCACGCAGTCCACGTCGACATCGTCTGCGTCGATGAGTTGACCTTGGAACCACATCTTGAACTTCTGGACCGGGATGGGCCGCTTCGTGCTGTCCTGCGCTTCGGCGCCGAAGGTGATGGCGAGCATGGCGATGAGTGTTACGTACTTCATTTTTTATCGGTTTTAGATTGTTCGTTTTGCTTGTTTACTTGCTGCACAATTTTAAGCCTGATGACCTCGACTTTCTTTGCCGGAAGTTCTCCGAGCGCGTCGTACACTGTCTGCACTTCTTCCGGCGTCAGTTCGATGGTGAATGACTTGGGCGGCGTAGGTTGGTAGGATGTCAAGCAGATGGCCGCGATGGTGGCGAGTGTTCGTATCATGTTTATGGTTTAGTTGTTCGTGGTCTTCGCGTGTATGTAGTAAGTAGTGCCGCCTATCTCAACCTCTATCGTGCGGTTGGGTGATGTCGGCGAGACTGTGGCCACTGTGCCTAGCTTCCACGTAGCCGCCGTGCCGCCCGATGGTGCATCCGTGCGGATACCTGCCGTGATAATGGCTTCGCCCGTCACCTGCAGCTTATAGTTGCCCAGGTCGGTGGTGGATGCGATTTGTACTTCGTCTGCGAAATAGGACTTGTCGGCTACCTGCAGTTTGAACGTGCCTTGGTCAGCGATGCCCACGCGCAGTTCACCGCCAGCGTAAATCATCTCGTTAGCCCCAGTCAATGCGCCGTTAGCCGTGCCGCTTCCGTAGGTGGCGAAGGTTATGCCGGATTGCAGCAGGAACATAGCCGCGCCCGGGTTCGACGTGCTGTATTTATACGACCCGTCGTAATAGATGTTCGCGAGGGTCTGCACGCTGCCACCTGCGACGAACAGCGCCGAGCCTTGCGGCCCTTCGATGGCGTTACCTAAGGCCCACGCCTTCGGGGTTTGGTCGAGGGATATGTGACGATTGACACGCAGGTTGGTGTCGATTAAAACGTCATCGCGGAAGTTCGCGTTGCCGTTGACTTGTAGGCGGTAGTCTCCGACGTCTGTGGTGGTGTTGATGAGTATTTCTCCGTCAGATGTACTTCGCAGTCTTTGTGCGCCGCCGGTCCAAAAATCTAAATAACTACCTGCATCAGCTTGTAATCGTATATTGTCTGCATCTATGTTCAAAAGTCCTTTTCTCGTAGAGTTATAGTTGAACTCTAATCGTCCATCAGATGCCGAACCCGTTTCAAAAATTGTTTGAGGTCCTGTGCCTTGAACCCGCAAAAGATTAGACGATGTGCTGCCCTGTATGTGAACTCGCGCCGTTGGTGTACTTACGCCTATTCCAACATTGTTACTTGCATTTATCGTCACCGCAACACTTGATGCACTATCCGCGATGCTACTATTCCCCACCGTGCCGCTCGCCGTGAACTTCGCCACTCTGTTCGTTGTCCCACTCCCCAGCACGCCCGGCGCGGTCTTGCGGATGACGCCGTTGACGTCGGAGGTCAGTACGTTGATTGGGGAAGATGTGCTGTCGATGGTGGTGAATCTGCCGCGACCTACGACATGCAGGGCTTCTGATGGAGAGGTGGTGCCGATGCCAACCGACCCGCTACTCGTCGCAAACGCCGCCCCCGTCGTATTCCTTATCGACCCCGCCACGTCGAACTGATACCCCGCGTCTGTCGTGGTGTTGATGCCTACGCGGCCGTTGGCGAAGATGCGGAGGCGTTCGGTGTTGTTGGTTGAAATAGCAAATGGCGTATTGGCAAGAACCGTAAATCTGCTCTCGCTCGCATTTGATGTAAATTCAGACCACCGTGTGCCCCCCCCGCCTAGCAATACTTGTGCGCCACGACCTGACGAAGCGCCAGCATTGAGGGACAGGGCTAGATTAGCAGTAGATGAAATGCCACTTGCATCAATTGCTACACGTCGGTCATCGTTTCTCGCAAATGGGTCGGATGAAGTACTGCCTATTGAAGTCTGACCGCCACTTTCAAATATAACAGAATTCCCTAGCGTCCGCGTGGCCGTAAACTTCGGCACATAGTTTACTGTACCGCTTCCGTCAATCTCAATCGCCGCGAGTGAGTCAAGGCCCTTCTGCCGCCACGCGCGTGTGGAAAGTAGCGTCGTATCTGTCCGGGTCGCAATGACCGCGCCGAGACTGTCGTCGCCTTTCTTACGCCATGCACGGGTGGAAAGTAGCGTTGTATCTGTCCGGGTCGCTATGACCGCGCCGAGGCTGTCATCGCCTTTCTTGCGCCATGCGCGGGTGGAGATGACGGTCGTGTCAACATTTGCCGTGACGCTTGTCCACCTGCTGTTTATGCTATCCCAGTATTGGAAGTTGTTGCGCTGCACGCTGAAGATTAGCAGGCCGTTGCGCTTCACGCCCGTGATGGCTGCGGTGTCAGACACGATCGGCGGCATCAGGCCCTTGTTGGCCCCGTAACGCGGCCCGATAGATATGTACGCCGCAGTGTCCGTCACGGCGTTGCGGCCCACGGACATTTGGTTCCGGAAGACGTAGTCAGGGACAGGGTTGATCTGCTGCGCTTGTGACCCAAAAACCACGAAAAGTGATAGACAAAGTATGATGCGCTTCATTTCTGAAAGATTTTGATGATTTCCCCGAAGTTCAAATCCCCATCGAACCAAACCCGCTGTGCCGACTCATCCACGACACATTCGCCAGGGGTTACCGCTGTTACCACCGGGATGCCTGTGATGTTAGTTGTAGTGGTAAGGCTATCCGTATAAGTGTATGCCGTCAGTGGTTCTGACACGTATTGCTCAACTGTTCCCGTGATGGGTATCAAGGACGTGAACGCATAGGACGCAGCAACCGCAGGCAGGCTAGGATATGCCGTTGCCGCTTCCTGTTCAATGATGATATAATTGACCCCGCTGATAGTCGTGTAACGGCCTTTCTTGTACTTCTCTGTGCCAAGCTGTGTGGTCAAGTTGACAGTGCTTCCTGTGATGTTTACGCGCAGCCTGTTGGTTGATACGGAAGTTGTCGTGATTGTGGTTCCCCATGTGGCGGCATCTATGGCCGATTTTAGGCCGTTACGGACCGCGGCAGTGTTATCACCCGATTGCACCCGATATTTGGCGATGGTGGACCCGTAATAGACGCTGTACGTGCTTCCTACTGTTGGCGTAGGTCCGAACTCATACAAGATTTCACGATTGCCGCCTGAAAGGCTGTTGTAAATGCTGATAATGTAATTCCCGGATGACAATGACCCAAGACGGACGCCATACCATTCATAGGTGTACACATTCTGCGTCTGGGTACCGCCAAAAGTTGTAGTGTGCTTCAAGCCGATGCCGTTACGGTCAACGATAATGACATCACCTGCGACAATGCCTACCACGTCAATGTAAGGCTGCTGCGCCACCACGGTGTATGTCCTGCTTCCGTACATCAGTCCACGTAGATGGTTAGTATCCACTCCCCGGCACCCAAGGCCATCCCAAATTCAAGAGACCCCACGCCGCTGCTGTACTTGACCTGCGAGCCGGTCGGAACTCCTGCCGTAATGACCTCTAGGCCGATGCCGTTCCTGCGCACGTCAAGTACATCGACCCCCAAAATCACGGGGTCGGATATGGTGGTCTCGCCACCTGTTGCGGTGTATCCCCAACTGTCCACGTCGGTCAGTGGCGTGTTCACCACTACCTGATCGAACGACGGGTCTCCGTTCATCGTGAGCGTAAAGGAATAGGTGGCAAGGCTGCCAATGGCACCTGTCATGCTAATCTCATCGATAAGGCACGGCACCTCGTATGTCTTGCTGTTGCCTTGCGGGTCTTGGACAGTGTATTTGGTCAGAATGATAAAGTGTTCCTTCATCGAGTCCAACAGGTCAAAGATGCCGTTCTTTCCGCTGTCGGGTATGACCTTGATGACGCCGTTGCTGCTGATGGTGCCGGTGGTGCGTCCGTAGATATAAGACCGCCATTTACCTGAGGTGTATGGTGCCAGTTCAATCTTGTCCGTGGTGTGCGTGATGGTGACGTCCTTGGCGCACGCGAATGGGTAAAATGTCGTGCCTAGCTTCGCGTAAAATATCACCCCGTCACCTTTTACTGCGTCCGGCATTACTCGTAATAATAGTCGTTCAAATGTACGTCATTGGCCGTTGGTTCGACGTCTTCGTCGGTCGTCGTGTCCCATATCTCGACAAGGTTGGCCTGCCATGTGCATGCCATGAAGTCGACTTCTTTTAGGTTGGCAATCCAAAAAGTTTTCGTCGGTGCATCATCCACGAAGTTGATGGTGTTTATCATCCCAATGGGTAATACACTACCCGAACGCTCCCATTTTAGCCCATAAAAGTTACATTCAAGGCGTGTCCGATACTTTCGGTTTACCCACCAATTGGCTATGGCGTTTTGGCGTTTGAACGTAAACGACTCGGTGTTGTATCTGCGCCGGAACCATGTACCCTGTGTCAGCGTGATGCCATCGGTTTCAAAGATTGCCCCTTTGTAGTTCGCACTTTCCGCATCATCCATCCATATTTGGTCATCAAAGTTCTTTTTGATGACCGGCAAAATCGTGTAGCGGTCGAAATCGCCTAGGATTTTCTTTCTGCGGAACTTTTGAATCTTCGGATCTATGTTGACGTTTAGGTTGCGGAATGCGATAGTGCTGACCGGGCTTGTGTTGTCCTTGTATAAAAGGAAATTGATATACCCCGACCGTGGCAAAGTTGAGTCTAGTTCAAAGTCAAACCAATCGGCGCCGGTCCCCGATTCTACAGTGACTTGAATAGTGCGCACGTTTACAGTCCATGACGCATTGGATTGATACCATTTCCCATCTTCGTCCAGTGTCCAGTAGGTAGAGTCATTTCCATACAACAACACACCAAGTATTGCATCGACACGCGTGAAGCCATAGTTGGATTGTGGACTGTACTGCAGACTGAAATTCAAAAGGTCATCTTGGATGACATACACATTGCATGAACGCATCCACGTGGACTGCGATGCTTCGGTGTCGATAATGACATATTCATCGCTGATCTGCGTGTTTTGGTAAACCACACGACGTTCAAAGATTCCACCTGCAGCAATGGGGGTCTGTAGTGTTCCGCGTTGCTTGGTCCAGTTCAGCACACTATACCGGTACGTCTCATTTGGATAGGTCCCCGTTGTGCCTAGTTGCGTGCCGTACTTGAACGCCTCATTGCATACGACCTGGTCGTATGCTTCCCAATCGTAATTTATCGTGGTCTGCTTCGACGGCTTATTCAGCGTCTTGAGCATCTCCGGCATGATGGGCTTCACGCGTTCGTTATAGCCCACATCAATCATCCACCGGGTGTTGAACGTCCCCCGCTGACCGCCCACTGGCTTGTTGTTTTGGAACCCGCGTATGTTGCTAGTCGGTGGCACGAACAAGTCTTCCACACGGACTATCCACCATTGGCCCTGCCATTGGAACAGTGTCTGTGACCATGACTTATTTATCTTTTCAAGGACAGTGTATGAATCCTCGAAAACACCGGGTGATGTCTCAAATGTCCTAGCGTCGATCGTGCATTGGTCGATGCCTGTGTCTGTCGATGCAGTGGTCATCGTATCATCGAACAGATTGGAAATGACGTTGCAGTTGAAAAACGTCTGCACCGTCTCTGTCGATGCGTATTGTATGAGCTGAAATGGCGTGTAGGTTCCGAGTAGAACGGCCCCAGTGCCGTCATTCAGCGGGATGGTGCGCATGGACCCAAACCCTTCGTCTGCGCGTAAGGTTAGGATATGATTTTGCGCAATCCACGTTTCCTGCATGTCCTCCTGTGATAGGACACCATACCAATAGCCCGTGAATGCGCCGAAATCGAAACGGACCTGCATTTCCCGGTCATCCGATTCGATAATGAAGTCCTCGATGTCCACGCCGTTAATGCTTGCAAGGACTTCAATCGTGGCCTGTTGCGGACGGATCGGTTTGAAAATATCGTTGTCGGTGTTAAACTCGGACAGCACGAAGGGACGCGGACCGCCGTATATGGTGATGGGATCGCCGGTGTAAAAGTCATCATCTACGATGAACGACAGTACGCAGACATCCTCTTGCGCGTTGGTCCACTCCATGCGATATTTCACACCCATCAGCCTACCCGGTTTATGCGTGCGCTGCCGGCGTTGAGGACCCCGACGAGGTCCGTGCCGCGTTGGATGAAGACCACCTGACCGGCGAGGTTAAGTCCACCCCCTACGATGCCGGCACCTGATTGGAAGGATGGAGCTGCAGACCTGCCCACCTGCGGAAGGCTGAACCCGCCACCCCCGCCACCGGCGAACCCTAGGCCGGCTTGAAACGATTGACCGAAGGGGACAGTGCCGCCCGAAATGGCGGTCACGATGGCAGCGAATACGGCGGCTTTTACGACAGCCTTTGCAATGTCAATGACTAGACGCTTGATGCTCTCGCCTAGGGCCTTAATGGGGTCCTGGCCGCTTTCTATGGCACTAAAGACCGCATCAATCGACGGGCCTAGGTAGTTCAGGAACTGATTGGCTGTTTGCGTGGCGAACTCCTGCAGTTGCAAGAGTCTTTCGCGTGCCGACTCGATTTGTTGTTCGCTAATAATTTCAGCCCGGACAAGACTTTGCGGTTTTACGAATGTCTCGTCAAGTTTCGCTTTCAACTTGTCAAGCAGGCTGATCGACTTTTGTATCTGCGGCTCGGCGGCCTGTTGGTTGGCGAAGATGTCGACCGCGCTGATTTGGCCGGCTTTAGCCCTTAGGCTTTCGCGCTCCTTTGCGCGTCTTGCGAACTCGGCATTTAGCTTGGCTTCGGCCTTGGCGTATTCTTTCGTCGCTGCGGCTGCGGCTTTATCATTTGCGGTCTTGGCCGTCGTGGCTTCCTGACTCGCAATGACCGCGACTTTGTTCCGGACAAACTCGCCGGTCAGCGTGTTTAGTGCCGCCTGTAGTTCGTTGTCGCGCGTGGTCAGTTCCTCGACTACTTGACGTTGCTTTTCATAGGCTGCATTCGCTTCGTTTAGCTGCGTCAGATCACGCGTTGCCGCTATACCGACAATCTTTGCGGGCAATTTAGCGATGCGGTCACGTTCGGTACGTAGGGCCTCAAGCAGCCGCAGCTGTTCGTTCAACTGCGGCGCAAGTTGCGAGATGGCCTGTTCAAAGCCCTTTGCCTTTGCACTTGCGACAACAGATGCCGTATATCCATTCACTGCATCAGTGAGGCCAACGACTAGGCCGTTTTCGATGCGTAGATTTCCAAAGTAGTCCTTATTGATACTTGCCAGTTCCTTCAGCGCGGCATTGCGCTTTTCATATGCAGTGGTCTGATCGCCGGCAATCTTTGCAAGGGCGTTGACCGATGCCACTTGCCCCGCGACACTTCCTTCCGCGGCTTCGCTGATTTGTACGGATGTCTGCGCCTTTTTATTGAACTCATCCAAACTCTTGGCAGCATCGCTTACCGCTTTGTCCAGTTCGGTGAAGTCTCCGAAAATTGCGCTGACCGCATTGCCAAGGCTGCCGTATTTCTGCGTGGCAACCGTGATGGCTGAACTGACAAGACTAAAGCCAAGCAGTAACCCTGTAGGACCGGCGAGTGACGCGCCCAAGGCTTTCAACGTCCCACCAAGCCCGCCCGACTGCCGGCCCAACGACTGGAACGACTGGATGAGCGGTTCGATGTTGTTGGCAATGGCGATGAAGCCGAACGGCGCGTCAGATGCGACACGGCCTAGGTTTACCAACGCTTGCTGCGCCTGCCCGGATGCTGCGACCGACTTTTTTACCGATGCATCGAATTTCCCCACCGCAGCCTGCGCCCTGTCTAGGCCCTTTTCTAGGCCGCTAACGTCTGCGCCTATCGCTATCTGCAGTTGGTCAGCCATTCTTTTCCGCTTCTTGCTTGCGTCTCAATTCGTCGAACAGACCACGAAGATAATCTTCATTCAGTTGTCCGGGTTCATCGCCCGGTAATTCCCACAGGTCCTCCGGGCTTTTGGGCGCTTTCTTTGGGTCGGCGTGCAGTCTGGCCATCATGAACATTATCATGCGTGTGTTCCGGTAGTCATGCACCTGCCGGTCCGCGTAGCCTTGCATGATTAGGACCGTTTCGCGCATCGTGAGCGCGTCGTAGTCCTGCCGGCCTATCTCGCCCGCAACATGCCGGCGTAGCTCATCCCATCCGGTCTCATGCGTCAGGTCGAACTTTTTTTTTACCCTTCGCGTCCTCGGCCTGCGGTTCGCCCGCAATCAATTTCGACTGATACAGACACTGGACGATAGGCGTGAACCGCTCCGGTTCGTTCACATGGTCATCGACGAATTGTACGACGTCTTCGAACGTGAAGTCGGGGTCTTCACGCTTGATGTAGCAGTTATTGAACAGCCCCCAATACACGATGACCGGAACCATGGCAAGATCGACGGAAGAGCCTAGCACAGACCCAAGGCGTTGCGCCTCCATCGATATCTGTTGCAGCGCGAGCATGCCGAACTTTAAGCCCCGTACACGACCTAGCAGGTCGGCTTGGATATAGCCGTTGTTCATGTTGTGTGTGTAGTGTTAGGCCCTAATTACGGCGTGATGTCAAGTGTACCCGTGGACTGCAGCGTGCCGCTGAACGACATGTAGGCACCGCCTGCGGCGTCTTGGTTCAGCGTCAGGGACGTGAAGTAGGCTTCGCACTCATGATGGTAAAAGGTGCCGATAGACGAACCGGTCACGGTCGGGTTTTGGAACCGGACCTTTACTTTGGTCTTGTTGACAATGGCCGTGAGGCAGTCATCATACGATGCCTGCGTCGCGGTCTGCGTGGTCTCGCAAACGGCGTCGAAATCGAACGTGAAGCCAGGTTCACCGACAGACGTCAATTTGCCGCAGTTGGTCTCGTCTTCGTTGACCGTCAGAGTGGTGTTGACACTCGACGTCCGCAGACAAATCAGCGTCTTATACGACGATGTCGGCGCGAAGTCGATTTCGATGTTTTGCGTGTTGCCCGTTATGTTCGCCATTACTTTTGAATTAGAGATTGTGTAAACCTAATGATTTTCCTGACGATGAAGGCCGACCCGTCCTGTTCCACGATGTATTGGGCCGACTCCAACACCGTGTTCATGAACCCAAAGTTACTATCTTGGATTTGACTGTAAGGGAATGCAAGGATGGCGTTTTGTACCTGCTCTGCGATGCCGTCTACGACATCGTAATCAAGTTTTTTGTACTGCTTTGTGACGATGTCGATGGCCACCCCTGCGGTGTAGATGAACAGTTGGTTGTTGCCAGTTTGGTTGTATGTGATGGCGTTGATGTAGACGTAATTGTCCGGCAGTGTTTCGATCGGCATAAACTCATACACTTGCACGGCCTTTCCGTCATAGGTCAGGCCCTGCAGTGCGGTCATGTACGCTTCTCGTATGGACTTGCCGGGGTTTTTCACAGTTTAATTCGGTCGATTTCTGCGCGCAATCGTTGTATCAGTTTCGGTCTAACGGTCAGAAATGCAGGCCAAAGATACGGCTGCGGGGCGATGCCGTTTATGTATATCTTTCGGGCGATGGCACGGGCATGGCCGCGATCACCTTTTTTCATGATACCCTTTTTAGTACCCCATAAGTAGATGTCCTCAATGAACGTCCTCCATGTGCCGCGCTTGGGCCTGCCCTTGACCTGTTGCGCTACCTGCTGCAGTTCTGCAGGTACGCTCACTTTTTTCACCGTGCCGAACTCAATGAACGGCGCGTGGAATGCCGTGGCGAAGACAGTGTACCGCAGTGGCCCGGCCTTGCCGTTGCCTATGCTGTTGCGCAGTTGGCCGAAGTTGGCCGGTGCGTTCTGTTTAGCCTGCCGGGTGATGTCATTTGCGCCGGCCTGTAGTTCGCCATCTACGAATGCCGTGACCTTGCTGTCAAGTTTCGCCAGATCGTTCAGCACCTTTTGTACGCCTGTCAATTTCAGATTCATATCGGCACCCTCCGGTAATACTGCGACGCCAACATAGGGAAATCGACAAGGTTTGCCCCTTCATTGCTCAGGTCGATGCCGCGGTTTTGGTAGGTGTATGCAGTGATGGCAAGGATGTCATTACGGATGTCATCGGGAAGGGTGGTGTACCCGGTTGTGAAATAAATGTCGAAAACTCCGTCGAAGTTGACCTTGATGTTGGGGCCGGCGATGGTCAGATGATTGAGTGCAAGGGTTTCGTCTTCGTAGTTGACGGCATCGACGCTGATGACGGGTTCGGGCAGTCTGTACCATTCCTGCGCGGTCATCTCCACGCTGTATTTCAGGGACCGCTGTTTGAACGATCGGCCGGTGTAGTTTTCAAGCCATCTAATGGCATTGGCAATGAGACTTTCGATTAGGTTGTCATCATCCGTGAAGTTCACCTTCATGTATGCCTTCGCATCGGACACGCTGACGGGTTCGCCGGTGTAATCCTGCAGGACTTCTGTATCTAGTAAAAGGTTCATGTTTTGCTTTTGTAGTCTTTCACGGCCCATGCCATGAACTGACGCAAGTTAGCCAATTCGCCGGCGGGGTCTAGCTCCCGGCTGCGGAGCTTGGCGGCCCGGCTTGCCTTGTCGTATGCTTTGGGTTGAAACAGCCGTTCAATGGCTTCGCACCAGCCGTCGATGTCATCGCGGTCGATGTAAATGCCGGCCTTGCCGCAGTTCTCCCGAAGGCCGGGCGTGCCGGACGAAATGACGGGAATGCCGCTGCACATGGCTTCAGTTGCCGTGCGGCCCCATGATTCATATTTACTCGGCATGATAAGTATCCGCGTGCGTCGGTACACGCTATTGATGTCGTTGGTTTTTGGAAGCACCGTGACGTTCGGCGGCTGCTGTGTGTGCTGTCCGATGTTGCCCGGTTCGCTGTAGGAGCCGGTGACGCCTATGAACTTGCGATGGGGCAAACGGGTGGCAATCTCGCGCAGGATGTGGCCGCCTTTGTTCTGGTCTAGGTTTATCAGCGTGATGGCTTCGTTCAATGCCGGGTCGACACTGGTGTCGTAGATGCGCCAATCCACTGGCGGATGCACTACGATGCCGGCATGGTTGTAGTTCAGTTCCGACTTGGCCCATTCGCTGTTGTACACGATATATTGCGGCTTCTCGCTCAGCACGATTTTGCCGTATGTGTGTGTGTTGTGTATAAGATGAAACACAGGCCGTTTCATAACAGCACCCATGCCGATGGTCCAGTCGGTGTAGTCCAAATGCGTCGTGACGGCATCGGACCACGTGAACAGTTTTTCTATCACGTATGGATCCGGTGGAAAGACGTCGATGCCGTCGTAGACGTACATGGACGTGATTTTGTAATAGTTTGCCTGATGCAGCAGGACGCGCACGTCCCCGCCGTTGGCCTTCAGGTCCTTGTTTATCCAATGGGCCATGAACTCCGCACCGCACACGTGCTGCGGTGGGTACAGGTGGATGGAGTTTAATAACCGCATTAACTGTAGTTGTGTAGTGCGACGACCACCATTTGGTGGCCGTATTGGTCCTTTTCGTATCCATTGCGGATGATGCGGCAGGGCAGGAAATCACCAATCGACCATTTCGACCGGTGCCGCTCCAGTTCATTGCCATGTACAGCGCCCTGTTCGGACCAAATGCCGGGCGTGCTGACGTACAACACCCCATTTTTGTTCAGTAGTGCGTGTGCGGCCTTCAGGATGCGGACGCCTTCGTCCTTGTCGAAATGCTCGATAACGTCGGTCATGATGACGGCGTCGTAGGTTTCGTCGGTCTCTGCGATGAACTGTTGGATGGGCATGACGTGCAGGACGTCATAGCAGCCCCATAACGGGCTTTTGTAGTTCGGCCACCCTTCCACCCCTGTGATGTGCAGTTCGGGCGAATTTACCCCGTTTCCGAGCCAATTACGGATGCCGGCGCCGTTGATGCCGAAGCCGACGCCGAGGTCAAGAATTTTGGTCGGCCTGTGGTGTATCAATTCGCAGATGATGTCTGCGAAGGCTGAGTAACTGCCAATAGGCATGTATCATAGTTTGGTGAGTGTGTGGAAGTCGAAATGATCGGGGCCGATGGCCTCAAAGCTGAAACTGCCGGGGTTGGTCTTCGCCTCGATAATTTTGTAACCATCTGTGGCCTTCACCAACATATCATAGGTCCATACGCCTACGTCGAGGTAGTTGGTGGGTTCCTTTGCGGTGTCGTAGATGGGCATCTGCAGCAGCAGCAACCCACCCTTTTTTAATCGCTCCCGCATCCATGCAATGATTGCGCAGCCGTCCGCGTAGGTGTTATGGATTAGCACGTTCACGGAGTAGATGACATCAACCTTCCCCGTGTACTCCGATGGGACATATCCGCCGACCATCGCCGCCGCTTCCGGGACGATGTCTATGCCTACGCTTGGTTGGGGTATGTGCCGAAGGATGCGTCCATTGCCGCAGCCGTAGTCCATGATCACGGGCATGCCCTTCGTCTTCGGCTTCAGCTGGTCAGCGTATTGCTTGACTTTCGACATGATGCGGTCAGCGTATAGCTTGCCGCTTTGCTCGTACGCTTCGTCGTCGTGGCCGGTCGGGTGGATTAGGTATGAATAATCATCCGACAGTGCGGCCTTGCGCCAACCTTCTAAAACGTCAGGGTGAATCATGGGATGGCATAGTGAAGGGGCCGGCGATATGCCGACCCCTTTGTGGAGTGATAGATTAGGATGCCGAACCGTAAATGGCGGCAGTGGGCTGGAACGACAGCAGACCAAGACGGGCCTCGCACCGGTAGGTGACAAGGTTCTTGATGAAGTCGTCCTCGTTGAACTCGGTGCTGCGGACCGCAAGGCCGGAAGCCTGTGCGATGGCGAATGCAGCCGTGTTCATGACGTAGATCTTGCCGGTCGGAATCTGCGAGTGCGGAACGAGCGGGATGCCGACGATGCGGGTTTCGCCCTGCGGCCCGATCACCACACCACCCGGTACGCCGTAGCTGCCATTGGTGGGAAGGGTCTTCAGGATGGACGCCCATACAGCGTGGGTGGTCAGGATCAGGTTGGGCTGACCAAGACCGAGGGCCAGGTGTTGGGCGATGTAGTCGACGACGCGCTCAGCGACCGGAGTGGCCGAGGTGCTGCCGGCGGTGGCCGATGCGGTGATGGTAGCCATGAAGCTGTTGTTCACCGTCCGGTTCCAATCCTCAAGCAGCGAGGTGGACAGGTAGGCCTGAAGGAAGGGCAGGTCCTGCAGCATCTGACGCGACACGCGGGCATAACCGGCGATGAAGTTCAGCGCGGTGTTCACCATCGTGACGTCGTAGTCGACCTGCGCTTTCGCATTGCCTTCGGTCTGCGTACCGAACGAACCTTCGCCGATGGCGGCATTGCCGCGAGGGAAGGTGACGTTGCCGGTAGCGGTCGGGATGATGCGGAAGACGTCGTACAGATGGGGGTTGAAGAACGTCCGCAGGATGGGGTTCTCCACGTACGAAATCTGCGACGTGCCGGTCAGGTTGTTGCCAAGGGTCATGGTGCCTACCGCCTTTTGGGCGGTGAAGGGCTTCATGTTGGAAATGGCGTCGAAGTTATCGGTAACCATGTCAACCAGTGCGCCCTTCATCGTGCGTTGACGGTCGACGAAGGCTTCGGCCTCGATGGATGCCTTGAGCTTGCCATTGGTGGCAATCAGGCTGTTGACCTTCTCTTTCAGTTCGCCGAGGGTCTCGCCCTTCTTCTGTGCGTCTTCATTCAGCTGCGCAACAGCGGCTTCATGCTTCTTGTCGATGGCGGCCACTTCGGCGGCCACCTGTGCCTTGATCTCCCCGAACTTGGGGTCAAGGGCTGCTACCATGTCTTTAACTTCCATGATTAGTGATTAAAGTTTTTGTAAATGAGTATGTCCAGTGCATCCTTTGCCATCTTGATCGTGTCGACTTTCGGTTCAGCGGGTTCCGGCGCGGCGGTCTCCTGCTCACTTTTCAAATCTTCGATCAGTTGGTTCAGTTGCTTTATCTCCAACATCAGCAGGTCAATGGTTTCATCGGTCGCGTCACTATTCTTGACGAACTTTTGCAACTTGTATAACCTGTCGATGCGCGATTCCATTGTGATGCCCTTCAGGCCCAGCATCGGGGTGTATTGGTTGGCGCCCCACGACGTCAGGCTGCTGCCTTCGTACAAAACTACGTCAAGTAGTTCATTTGCTTCCTTGCCTTTCTTTTGGCCCTTTACGTTGAACCCGATGGAATGTTCTTTGACCAAATCGGATTCGACCATCTTGATAAAGTCGCGGCCCAAGTTATGGCTGCCGATTTTGGATTCGTAGTAGAGGCCGTACCCATCTTCCTTCAGCGTGGTCAGCTTGCCAAGGGGCTGCCTTGGGTCGTGGTTCAGCAGATGTTTGATGCGACCGATAGGGAACCAATCGTTCAGCGACTTTTTGAAAGCACCGGGCCTGATGATATCACCATCACTGTCCTTGATGTCGAAGGCCGCGAAATAACCGGTCACGATGCCGGCCTTTTTGTCGACGTCCTTGACATCGTGCGTTAATCTCTTGTATGCGTATATCATTCTTTCATTATCTTTTGAGTCAATCGTCTGCAATTTACGGATAGCCCAGTTAATGCCTGCATCACCTCCCCATGCGTCCCACATGATGCCGCCGCATCCTTCGGTGTACGGCACATCCTTGTTCTGCTGATGGCGTTTGAACGACGCCATCCGGGCGATGGTATCACGCGTCAGCGGTTCGCGGTCAGCAAGCTGTCGCGCTCTCGTCCATCCAACTGGCGTACCACATGATGAGCCATTTTCTTCCTTCCATTTGAGTGCACGGCGTGCGTTGTTGCTCGCCGCTTCGGGGTAGTCGGTGTATGATTGCTGCTTGATGATGGGGTCAGCTTTCATATCATCGCGGTCATCATCATCATCGTCGTCATCATCTTCGGACGCTTCGATGGCTAAATATGCGCGATACGCCCTATTGGCTGCGGCTTCGGTGTTGTATATGCACTCGCCGTCGCCTATCCGCCATTTTCCGTTGTCACATCTTTCTACGGGCATCGTTTGTTACTTTGGTATAAGTCTACCCTGTGCGTCTCGTTTGTTTTCCAACCCGAAAACACACCTGCAATTTATAGTAAATGCCGCAGGTGCTGCCGGGTCTAATGGACACTGTGCGACAGCCTGGACGCCCTTGCTACCTATCTGCGTGAAGGGTTCGTCAAGTTCGGCGATGCGGCCGTCAAGGACTGCATGATCAAATTCATCCTTTTCACGAAACCGCCGCGTGCGATTGTCGATGACGCTAATCCATTGCTTTGTCACCACGAAAGGCTGCAGCCTTGCGGCTTCCAGTTTGGCAAGGTTGGCGGCTCTGTTCGACTCCGTCCGCGTGATGGTCAGCGCACGGGCCGGGCTTGCCACTTCTCGGGTGATTTGTCTTGCCGTCTCAGCGAATGACCACTGCTGCGCGGTCTGACGGACTAAGATGTCCAAGATGCGCTGTTTGGTTGTCTGCTCGACTAGCGTCAGCAGGTCAAGGGCCTGGCGGGTCAGTATCTCGGTGATTGACAGGATAAAATTGGCGTTGAAAAAACTAACCTTTTGCCCCCTTTTTAACTCCCGGTTTGCCTCCGCGCCAAAATCCCGGGCCACCGCTTTGTGCATCGAGTTGACAGCCTGCAGCAACTCTTCGTTGACGATGCGCAGCGATTTATACGCAGTCTGAAAGCCCACCTGCTCGGCCTCGCGGATGAACCGTTGGGCCTCATTGCTCAGTGCCTTTTGTATGCGCGGAAGGTACCTGCGCTCAAAGGTCTGCAGCCTTCGATGCCATGCCTTCCATGCCCGTCTGCGCTCTGCATAATTCATCAATCAACTTTTGTCGGTATGCAGCCCGTGCGGCCTGCCGCATGCGGAACTCCGTCATGCAGGTGCGCTCTGTCGGCAGTTTTGGGTACTTCGCCATGACCTTGCCGTGAATCTCCCATCGCTCCGCGTCCGTTGGTTCGTATGCCATCACGGCAGGCCAAGGGTTTCACCACCTTCAACATCCATCGCGGCCTGCTCAATGGGTATCAATCCCTGCGCGATATAGGACGTAGCGTATGCCCCGCCCTTCGGTTCGTAGTTCATCGCGATGCGCTTTTCATCCATCGTGAGCCAGTCAGCAGACCTTAGGCCGTTCACCATCTTTTCAATGTCGCGTTGAAGTTCCGGCAGGGCTTGGATGTCAAAGTCGATGAACATGTTTTGGTCTCCCATCCGGGGAAGCAGCCATTTGTTCATTTCATCCCGCAACTGCGCACACATCGGCACGATGGTGTTGGTGACAAGGTCACGGAGTGCGTTTTGATAGTTGTTATCCGCCATGTTCTCGGCACTGAACAACACGACAGGCATGCCGAACACCCGGCACCACTGCTCAAGGCTGAACTTCATGGTGTCGATTAATGCCATCTCGCCTGATGTCAGGCCGAAGTTGAGAAACTCCCACGGCGTCTGCAGCATCGCCACCTGCCCGTAGCGGTTGTTGTTGTTCACCCGATCGGCCAAGGCCATCTGCATCTGTGCCGCTGTCTTTTCGTCGACCAAGGGTATCTGATTGCCCACGGGCTTCGGAACCAGTGCGCCCTTTGCGCCGCCGTTTGCCATAAGTTTCGCACTTGCCTTCTGCGCTTCCGCACCCATGGTGTAGTTATACCATGCGGCTTTAATCGGTGACACACCGCGCAAGTGGATGCGGGTGCTGCTGTCGAAGTTCGGGTTCCACGACCGCCACTGCATGACGTCCTCTTTGGACAATGCCATGTTGCCATTGCCGGCCTGCAGCACCCACCCCAACAGCCCGAACAGGTCTGCAGGGTCTGCGATGATGTCCATATACTGCGTTGGCATCACAAACAACTCGCTAAACTCGCCTTGGTCGATGTTGCCATCGTTGCCCCAGATGATGCCTTCGCCGGTCAAGAACCGCATGCCGAATAGCTGTTCAAAGAATTGGTCTTGGCCTTGGTATGCGTTGGGCTTCTTCAGCAGCAGCGCCGTGGCGCTGTCATCGACAACCATATTTTCATCATAGGCGGCCTTACGTTCGATGATGGCCCGTTCTAATGCCCCGGCATTGGTCAGGCCCTTGGTGAGTCTCTTGTACCGCTCCAAGGCCATCTTAGCCTTGGCGCCGGGCTTCTTTGTGTAGACGTACCACGGAATGGATGCTGCCTTACGTGCAAGGAAAGACACGATGGCATAAACGTCGGCATTGGCTTCGTATGCCTCGGTATATTTCTGCGCATCGAAGCCTTGCAGTACCTGTGCCTGATTGATCGCAATGGGCATCTGATACGATGCCATCTGCGGGTTCAATCCCTTGCGTTTGAATATGCGGTCAAATATGCTCATAAAACCCCCCAGGTTAGTCGTGGTTGTTTCAGTTTTGAAAAGACGGCGTAACGCATGGCATCGACAAGGTGGTCATCCATCTTTACGGGTTCCTTGTCAATCACCTTTCCGTTCATGTCTGTCTTCCACTTGTATTTTCTAAGTTCCTGTATCAAGTTGGTGCTGCTCGCTGTAACGTGCATCGGCATGGACTTGACTTTCATTATGCCTGCATACACATCCTTGTCAGCGGGCTTGACGTTAAACCCGGCGCGAAAGAGCTCATCAATGGTTTTCGGTTCGGCGGCGTCGCAGTAAATGTCAGCGTAGCGGTCAGGTATCAGATCGGGAATGATGTCAAGCAGTTGCCCGGTATTCACACCCGATTGATACATGAGTTCATGTACGAAGATACAGCCATCCGCGATGGTCACCCTAACCAATGCGGTCGGGTTGCGGAATCCGAAGTCAAGGCCATAACAGACTTCCCCTTGAGGAACGTCCGACACGATACGCCAGTGGGTATATATCTGCTCCTGCGATGCCCCACGCTCGCCAAGGCCGTACACCTTCCACATCATCTCGTCTGCCTGCTGATAGCCTTCAATCACTCGGCGTTGTGGCTCAGGCAGGAACGGGTTGTCTTTGTAGGTGCTGTGAATCTTTGCGGCATCGTCGCTGTCAGCTAGATGATAACACCAAATGTCGAAGTCGGACGGGTTCAAATCCGTAATAACCTTCCGTCGCGTCCGCATGTCAAGTTGATCGAACAGGGCCTTTGACAGTAGGTTAGCCTCGTTGCAAAACAAGATGTCCCGGCCGGGTCCCTTTGCCCTGTCGTGGTCTTCCAGTCCAAAGAACTCCACGTAAGTCCCGGTCAACTTCAGTGTGTAGATGTTGTCGGTCTTGTTGTGTTCAGCTTCATCGTACCAACCCCAAGTCTCCAAGATGTCAAAGAAGTCGCGCATGGCCCCCCGCTTCAAATGCGGAAGGCTGTGACTGACTATCGATATTTTCTGCCGCTCATGGTTCGACGCATACCACAGCAGCGACTGCATGATGCCGTAGGTCTTGCCGCTCCTTGCTCCACCCTCATGGCAGATGTATCGTTTATGGCCTCTCAGTGCCTTCAGCGTTTCCCGTGCCGGCCGGCCTATCCTCACCGCTATCTCCGTCTGTGAACTCAAATTTTACCGTGGGTTTGTTGGTAAAAGTCATCACCTGTTCGGTCTTGTCCGTCCATCCGAACTGTTTCAGGGCGAAGATGGGGCCGGTGACTTGGCCTTCCTTGCGATACAGGATGATCGATTCGTAGAGACGTTCAATTCTCGCCCTAGCGTTTTTTATTATGGGAGAAAACTCGTCGTTTCTTTGCTCGTAATCGCAGGCACTTCGTCTATCTACAAAACCTAAAAAAAGAATCATCCCGGTCATGGTCGGCTGCGACTCAGTGGCAAAGTACTCGTCCACTTTAGCCTGCATTTCCTCCGGTGTGCTGTAAAGTCTTGGTCTTCCTCCTGGCATACCCCAAAGTTACACTTAAACCGTCTCGTAATAGAACCCCGCTTTTTCAAGCATAGTCAAAAGTTTCTGCAAATCTTTGTTTTGCGCCCGGACCATCACCCGGCACCCGGAATCGACCACGCTGTCGAGCCGACTGATGACCATGTCCCACAGTTCTGTCGCTTTCTCATCTCTGACGTCTAGGAGTTCCGAGAATCGCCTAATCGAGTGTATGACGGTAGTGTGGCTACGTGGGCATCCTTTAGGCCCTAGAATCGCCCCTATTCGCGTCAGAGGGATATGCATGTGGTTGCGGTACACTGTGGCAAGGCACTGGCGGGCCAAAACGTGGTCATGGTACCTGCCTTTACCGATGATGTCAGCGGGTTTCAGGTTTGTGCATTGGGCCACCAATTCTAGGGCTGCCTGTTGGTTGTAATCCGTGTTGAAGATCATAGCTGAAGTTTTAGGGTTGGTTTTTTGATTTCACCGGTGTCGAGGTCGACAACATAGACCCGCCCCGTTTCGCCCACCCGGCTAAGCGGCTGTTCGCTCAGCAGCCTTTGCAGGCATTCGACCGCTAGGGTTGGCGTCAGCGGTCCGTGGACTTTTACCCCCTTCGGTTGGACGTCCAAGACCTGCAAGTGATAGCGTTCATTCATTGCGTTTTTCTTTTGGTTTTGCTTCATTTCCCACTTTCCCGATTCCGTCTCCTATACTCTATATATATGTGTGTGTATATATTATATATATCTTTTTTTATATTACTAATTAGAATAAAGTGGGAAAGTGGATAAGGTATTGACGCTCAGCATGCTGAGTATCGGAAACGGAACCGGAAACGGGGTTTAGAAACATGGAATGCATGAATAAGTGGGAACTAAAATGGGGCATCTTCAAGCATATCTGCCTCACCATTCCCATCTTTCCAACTTTGGCTTTTCGCCTGTGCCTGTTTTTTCCAGTCCACGATGCGATAAAACCGGCCAATCTCGTAACTCTTTTTGTAGCTTAAATTGGCCTCAACCTGATTGACTTGACACCACATTTTCATCCACTGCGTCAATTTCGTTGTAGTTAATTTCTGTATATTCTTAAACTTTTCTAAAAGTTCTTCTTTACGTAAAACAAAATAATAATCAGGTGAATTTCTATTTATTTCCCATTGCGACATGTTTACAGCATTGGTGATTAACTTACCTTCCGCTGTGGTAATTCTTGAATTTTTTAGACTCGCCGGTGCAAAATCAAAGAAATTCATGGCTAATTGATCGTCCATGTATGCCACAAATTCAGGATGCGTCTGATTAATCAGCACCCGGATGGCGCTGTTACCGGTCAGCAGGCTGAGGCTTCGGCGGTCTGAGGAAAGCCAAGATTTGGCGCAATGAATCATGAAATTGTCAAACCGTGACCATTCCAAGGCGTCCCAACCGCTGAAAAATGCACGCCCAAATTCATCAATGGGTTTGTGCCGTGCGTTGAAATACTTGACCACTGGAAATTCAAACTTTCGGTCCGTCGTGGATTCATCACTATTGCCCACCGCGTAATTGGAAGTGATGAAAATCTTTGGACTTTGCTCGTATGATATGATAATTTGCTTTTGATTCTTTTTGTTTACCTGTATGGATTCAGTGATGACGCTGTATAATTTGTTGAAAGGAAATTGCTTTTCGACGTCATCAATGAAAATGATGTCGGTGTCCAATTCGACATTTTGCCACAAGAAATTGTCCGTGAATGAAAAGGACTTTCCATTCATGCGGCAGGGTTTGCGGAACTTCTCAATCATCTTAAATACCAATCCCTTGCCGCTGCGGCCCATGCTTTCGCCTTCGTCCTCCGGGTCGATGTCCTCCATCAATATGACGGCCTTTGTGATTAGCTCGTCTTTGTGCCGGTTCATCACATACCCAATGATGGCTTCAAGTTTGCCGACATTTTCCCCGCCGAGGATGCCGACAAATCGGTGGGCATCGCATCCACTGAAATCGGTGTATGTGTAATCGCGGTTTAAGACGTTGTCAGCCCAGATGTAGCCATTCAGCTCTTTATACAAATACTCGTCCGTCCGATCAGCATGAATGCACACTGCCCGGTTCCGAAAGAAAAGCCAAGTGCAGTTGCTGTCATCACGGATGAAATTGTCATCAAGTTCATCGAGCATGGCCATGAACCCGCCCTTTTCATTGAAGATGGTTCCGACTCGCTCATGGAACTGATCGCGGACTATCGGTTCGACGTTTGACAGGAACTGCCTTATCAAATCTTTTGGCTCGCGTATTGTTACAACATTGTTGATAACTTGGACAAGTTGGCCCATATGGACCCTGTAGCCAAGCTCTTTGAAATAGTGGTTCAGTTCATGATATTTGACATTCACGCGGTTCCCGGTCCGCATCCAAAACTGCCCCTCATTGACGATATTTTTGCCGTAGCCCTTTTCTGCTAGTGCGGCCTGCGCCTGCATGAAATTGCCGTCATGGTAGTAGGTCTTGTAAATGTCAAACGGCCCGTATGGCTTGGCTTGGTCAAACTCTGAATTGTGTGTGAACAGGTACAGGCAGTTTTTTAGATTGTACCTATCTGCCGTGTCCTTCCAGATGCTCCCGCTTTGCGCTTGCTTGGTGGATGGTGACTTGATGACCACCCTGTCCGGCAAATCCTTGACCACTTTCCATCCGCGCTCCGTGATTTGTTCAACAATGTAACGCCAGTCATGCTGTTCGTTGAACACCTTGTAAGGTGCGTCATCGCGCTTTTGGTCGTACTTCGGTGCTTCAGATATGTGGACCTCATTGAACGACCTGCAAATGGATATGATGAAGCCCCTTTCCTCGGTGGTCAGGTGCGGCATTTCAAGGGGTGACTTTTGCTTGAAATGGTACCCGGGGGTTGGTGCCGTGACGATGTAATGTTTGTTTATCTCGTCAATGCGCTCAATTTTAGCCACCGTCTTACCGTTGGCATCGAAGCACTGCGCTAGCACACCATCACCGCCTATGGTGTCGCTGTAGTAGTAGATGTGCGCCCCACCGCTCGGCGTAATGGAGATTGGCAGACGCTCGTAAAGTTCAGGCCATGCCATCTCCAAGGTCTGCAATACCCTTTCGGTGATGCCTTTCTGTACCTTCTCGTCAATATCAACAACCTCCATTTTGCCGCGTAACATAATACCCAATCCAACGTCATCGCGGTCAAAATAATACCCAATATTGTGCAGGTTGATCGGCTTTTCCCGTAGCATTGAGAGAGACTTGACATGTACCGGGTTCTTGCCAGTGTCAACCGATATGACCTGAATACCTGCATTTATCAACTCCTGCGCAGCAATGTGGCAAGCCTTGTCAATTACTTCGCCTTCTTCGAGGTAGTCGTAGATTGTCATTGCCATAATGTAGGCTGTATTTTTTCTAATTTACTCTTTGCAAATCCATATTTACGTATATCAGTTCTTATTTTTCTTTCTTCTTCAAGCCAATGATTAGCTTTCTGCCAAAACTCCTTCTTAATCTCAAAGCCGTAGGCTTTCCGGTCGAGCCGTTCCGCCGCTATAATTGTCGAGCCACTTCCCGCCACCGGGTCGATAACAACGTCTCCCGGGTCGGTAAATAATTCGATAAGGCGCATGAGCAGCGTGACTGGCTTTTGCGTCGGATGCAATTTTACGCCCTCGGTATCTCGCGGCCAGTCCATACAGTTGAATACCATCTTCCCGTCGTTGTTGAACTTCGGAAGGCGGTCGCGATATAGGATGAGGGCGTATTCGCAATTCCCGACAACTTTCATGTTGGCCTTGAGGACCTGCGCGGAGAAGTTCTTTCGGAAAACGAGGTTAATATATCTATTGAGTCCGTACCGCTTAGCAAGTTCGATGAGATACATCTGTTGGTCGAATGCGCAGAAAACAATCATGCACGGTGCGGATGCCTTTGTCCTGTCTGACCCCTCATCTTTTGCGGGTTTTTTTTCCGCGCGCAACATCGTTGAGCAGAAGTGCATGAACTCGGCCGGGCGAAAGTCCTCATCCGTATCGAAGAAAGACTTTCCTGCGAGCTCGCTCTCCCCGTTCGTATTGTCCCCATCCTTGTACCATGCGGGATTGGATGCGTAGGCATTATTCCCAAGGTTGTAGGGTATGTCGGCAATGATGAGCTGCGCCTTCGGTATGGCGTATGGTTTGTAATTCTGGAAATGATCGCGTATTATCATAATCATAAAAAAACCACATATCGGCAGGGGGCCACCGAGGTCCAAAGAACCTCGCCCTGCCAATATGTGGCGTCTTAAAAAATGTTCGCGATGTGTGGCCTACACCGCTTTCACCACAAATCTACAAAACAAGACCCGAACCGGCAAGGGCCGACGTCCTCGCCAATCCCTGTTAATTGTTAAGGTTCCCTTGCCGTTCCGGGTCGGTAGTTGACGGACATTTCTTTGATTATCACCCATTGCGCTTTGTGTATGATGTTGAGCGCAGCGGATATGACTTTTATCTTGTCTGTCTGCATGTTATCGTAGATGTCATCCGGCCAATCGATAGCGTTCGTGATGACGTTCAACTGGCTGTCGATGACGTTCATCGCTTCCGCATGCGCGCTGTATGTCTGCTCAGTTGTCTCGGACATGCTTTGCATTTATAGGACCTCACCTTTATGGATGCGGAAATTACGCACGTGTGCGTTCATCCCATCTACATCGACCAAGGCGAACCCGTGGTTCCACTTATTGATGGGCAGATACGCCGGATGCAGTTCGCATAGGCAACCGACCGAATAGGTGGTGGTGATCTCGCCGTTCATGTTGGTCTCCGTGTGCTCGGATGTTTGATGGTGGTGGCCCTGCATTGCTGACACCTTGCCCCGCAGGAACAGGCCGCGTGCGATGTTGACAGGCGAAAAGATGGACCCGCCGAACTCATGACCGTGGATGACATTGAGCGCACCTAACTTCATTATCCTTTTGTCACCGATGACCTCGATGCCTTGCGCCCTTGCCCGGATGATGTTGGTGAAGTCAAATTCATCGACATCCAATAACTCATGGGCTTTCTGCAGTAAAAAGTGTTGGTATCGTTCGCAATGGTTGCCTAGTTTGTAGTACACTTTGGCATTGGGGAACGCGTCAATCAAAGACGAGAAAAACTCCTTGAACGCTGCAAGTTCACCGGCGAAGGACCTGGCCCGTGGGTCCTTCATGAACCGGCTGAGCTGGTAAAAGTCAATCGTGTCGCCGTTTAAGATTATCGAGTTCGGCTGTTCGCGCTTCGCAAAATCAAAACAGGCCGTGATGGCCTGTACTGAGTGGAATGGTATGTGGATGTCCGATAGGATTAGTACTCGCTTCGCATCAATGACGTATGGTTCCCATCTAATCTCATCACTTTCCGGCAGCTTGTACGGGTTGAATGGTCGATCCGGCACCACCTTCGGATTCTTTTCACGCTTTTGATTGCCGCCTAAATGCTTGCCCTCTATTGCACGCAGCACATCCCGCGCGTCCTCAACAGAATGAAAGATGATTGGATTGTCTCGGTGTAAAATACGGGCTAGCTTCATGGTAGGCATCTCCCACCCGTATTTTTCGCGCGCCTCCCGGCACACCTGCTGTCGTATCATACAAGGTAGATGAAACCTATCAGGTTAAGACTTGCCCCGCGTCCGAACAGTGCACGCCGGTTTTTGCGCAGCACGTGCGTGCCTTCCCGGCTCCCGGCCGCGTTGGTGTTGCCTTCGATGCAGGTGAAGCTAGTCACCACGCCTGCAGTTGTCGTAATCGTCTCCACGATGCCAATGTGACCTTTCCAAGTGGTCCCCATGCGCCACACTGCAAGGGAACCGGGCCGCGCGACCTTTCCGACCTTGAACATCTTGGACTGCGAGAAATTCGCGTATGTGGCCTGACAATTCGGGCTGAACAGCTTGTCCAGTGCGTTCCAAACCTCGCCCGGCCCGAAGGCTTCCTTTGCCACCAACTCCGCAAAATAGCAGCACCACGCGTCGGTGGGCTTCCACCCCACAGCCTTCATCTTGGCCTCAAAGGACGGGTCCATCCACCCCTTGTTCCCCGGCTTTTCCTGTTGGTTAAGGTAGCTTTTTGCTACTTCGACAATTCGCGATGATGTCATTTATTTCGGTTTCAGTGCGTACGATGAACGAAGGTATGCCCGCCTTTGTCAGTTCCGTGATGCGATGGGCCTGCAGGGGCGATATTCGGCCATTTATGGCCTTCACTTCGACGTACAGGGTTTTCCCTTCTTTGTGCGCAACAAGGTCAGGAATGCCGTTCCTGTTCGTCTGGATTAGCTTCACCACGAACCACCCGTCATTCTCCATGATCTTGATGATTTTGGCTTGTATTTGCGCCTCCGTGGGTGGCTTCATAGTACTGCTCGGCATTGGCATAGGGTGTGTCGTTGCTCCACATCTTTCGGCCTGCAAGATACGCCGCCATTACGTCATCCCTGTGGACCTGCAGCAGATGCATCGCCCTTCGCCTTGTTCCGGCGAATTCGGGCGGAAGAGTGTCGATGAATGCTTGGATTTGGTCGCGCATAGACTAATTTGTTTATGTCGATGTTTAAGACCTCGCATATCTTAACGGCCCGGTAAAGGCTGATGGACCTATCGCCTAGTTCCATGTGTCCAAGACTTTGTTTGCGGATGCCTAGCATCCCGGCCATCTGCTCCAGTGTGTAGCCCCGCTCCTTTCTGTACTGCCGGATCAGCCATCCGACGTTGTTGAGCAGCTGCGTGTGTTCTTTGGTTCGTGTGTTAGCCATTACGCCTCCGTGCTAAGTTGGTTTCGGTACTCCAGGTCAATCAAAAGGTCAATGTAGTGTTGGGCTTTACGCAGGTCTTCAAGGCCACCTTTATCCCGGTGTCGGCATAGGTATTTTATGGCGCAGCCTTCAAGGTAGCCGATGCCATTGGCATGGATGAACTCGGCCGGTTGTATCTTGAATTGTTTGTAATGCTGCCCACCCTCTTGTTGTTTCCACGGGTCGACGTAGACCACTTTCTCCAATTTAGTCTGCATGAAACTCGCTGCTTGCTTGAGTCTTCGTAACATATGTAGTGTGAATTTGTGACGAAAGAAACCCCCCGCGTAGACACGCAGGGGGGAAAACGACTGCTTGCCTATGAACGATTTGACTGTTGTAAAGTAGCCCCCGCGTAGACACGCAGGG